TCAGCCAGGACTACCTCCCAAGCCGAAGTTCCGGCATTCCACCTAAGGATATCGCCATCGGATACGCCATCCGGAAAGGCTCCCGGGGAAAGGACAATCTGTATGGGATCTGTCAATTTAACGATCTGGAGCGGCATATCTATACCTCACTTGGTAACGAGTAAGTGAGCGTTGCCCGGTTAGTCCAATTGGTTGCGTAGTCTTGCATGCCGACACAATACCTCATGGTCTTTGCCGAAGAGGAGTACTTCTCGATGGTCCAGCTCCCGTTTGCCGCCTTATTCCCTATATACATAGGATCAGTCCCATCGTACTCGGTGAACTCTTGTGAGTCGTTGGAGGAGTCGAGAGGTATGTTGTATATCCCTTCATCGTATACCCTACTCATTGGGTCCCTCCTGGTTGATTATAGAATCCGCAATGTCGAGTTTGAATTGCTGTATAAAATCCTGCACAGCCGCTGTGTATGACTGTTTTACCATCTCCATTCGCTTTTCTTTGTTGAATAGCCATAACCCCAGGACGGGAACATGCTTGACGATATAAGATAGAAAACGATCAGTCATGTCGGACAATGGGTACCTGCGGATATAGGATCCAGTATACGAAACAGACACCTCAAACCCACCCTGGTACCGTCTAGAAATATATATTCCGAATTCGTTCTCCCTGATCTCTGGTATCTGCTCCATTATTCAGCCTCTCTATAATCTGCGTCCATAGAACCAGTAACCGTTATTGCACCATACTGGGAGAACGTAAAGGTCATATTCATATCCTCAATGGTCCATGTGATCGGAATGCGATAGTTACCAGATGCAGTAAGTACATAGGTTGTTGGGGTTAGTACCCTAGTAGAAGCATTAAGGGATACGTGTTGGTATCGTTCGGTCTTGTTGATCCACTTTGATCCATAAGAGAGGGCGATACGAATACCGTCCTCGTTCCCTTTGGTGTACTTAAGATAAAGCAACCCGCCTGTGCCGTGGGCTGTAGCAGTATAGGTGGCCACGAGACCGGATATGGATAGTGTACCATCGGATGATGCAATAGTTAAAGACATCGCTTCCCTTTAGATTACGTTCTTGCTCTGCCACCAAAGTACGCACGCATTACTGTTTGGTCTGTGTCTTCATTAAGGAGCTTCAACCTGGCAAACCTACAGATAGTAGCCGCCGACACGGTTGTCTGCGTAGCCACGCCTATGTCAGCCTTGGTACCCAGCACGTCGATGGACGAACCATCCCAACTCTGTTGGATGTAAGCGTCTGCCGCTGTAGTGCAATACACTGTAGCATTAAGGACTGCCCACCCAGACACGTCCTGCCAGTCAGTATAGTACGTCTGGTTCATCTTCTCATCACCAGAACCGTTCTCATCTGCACCAAAGGCAGTAGACACTGCGGTGGCAAGGATGTAGGATGCGTCGGTGTGAATGTAGGTGATGAGGATCTCAATATTGCTATTGGCCGTACCGGTAAGCTGGGCAGTATCACCAACAGTCCACCCAGTACCAATACCAACAGCCGAAAGCTTAGCTACCCCACCTGCGGCAAAATCCTTATCAATAACTATTGTGCCGGTGAAGTACTGAAGTAGCTCAGTTACTTCAGTAAACTTCTCTACAATCGAACTCATGGTTTTCCCTCCATATTATTAGTTGTGGTTGTGTTGTTATTGCCGTATGGCACGTAGCCGTCCGGTATTGACCAATCTGCGGGGAACGAATAGATCCTCCCGTTCTCTAATGAGCGGTACATATTCATTCCCGCTTGTTTCTCGCCCTGCTCTGTCATCCAGAAAGTGGGGTGAGTCTCGTGTTTAAGGATAAGTCCTTCATGGGGACCACCAGGAACACGGCTCTGCCAGTGCCCGGTCTTGTCTGGTTTGAGACCAGCAGACGTAGCAGAAGGATAATCGTATAGATCTTTCTCGAAGTCGTATGATTTAACATTAGCGTTAGGGACGATCACCCCAGGTTGATCGGGTACGAATAGTTCTGGCTTACCCCCAGGTGCATCCCCTACGAGATATGGCTGTCCTGGAGCCACTGGACCCCCTTCAGCGCGACTTTGGGTACCGGGCGGTACGTTGCTCGGGATATTCTCTGTTCGTGTATCCTGACCCACTACAGGGTTTCCAGCGGCATCAAGGGCTTGAGGTTTCTCTGACTGGTCATTAGGTCCTGCCTGTTGAGGTGGGGGAGTAGATGCAGGAGGGAATACTCGGGACATGTCTAGCTGAATAGATTTAGCGGTTTCCTCCAAGAGATACTTGCGCCCTTCGATACCCATGATCTGGGCATCTATTGGGTTGGCAGTAGCGTTCATAAACTCGATACGGCGTGCAGCCATCTGTTCTTTAACCATAGCCGAAGCAGAGCCAGAGGTTACAATCTGGTAGTCGCAGACGAATCCATAGTTGGGTTCAGTTTCAATGATGTATATGTATTGGCGTTCGATGGCGGGTTTGATTATGTTTTCGTCGATAGATGATACTAAACCGCGGATGCCACGAGCGCTCGAGCCCATCAACATGCTTAATCCCGCGGCAGTATTGCCCGCCCCGCCTACCTGGGGGTCCCCGTGAGCAAAACCCGGGACGCCCGAGTGCTCATCTGCAATCTTAGAATAAGCAGCGTAAACAGCAAGCAGTTTCTCCACAACCATCGGGGGCTGGAAGAACTCAATTGCCTTCCCGGTCTGCATCATGTCGGATGTGGTATCCCACACCTTCCAAGGGATAAGCGTGGTATCCTCTCGCGCGTGCGGAGGAATGCGATCTATGTTCCGTTCCACCTGAGGGCCACTAGCCATCGCGGCATTATTAACAATTGCTCGTGATACACTATTACAAACCTGTTGGCAGTCGGAGATTACCTCAGGCAAACCTTTACCCCAAAACGATCCATCTTTGTTCTCGAATGAGTCCTTGTAGAACGGCTTACGCCCCATCGGATCATCGTTGAACTGAATACCAATAACGTGGCTACCGATAAGATACGCCTTGATGTTATAGAATAGCGCTTCGTTGTCAACCCTCAGTCCCCAATCGGCAAGGTAGGAGCCCCTCACTGTTCCCCAGAACTCCAGACAATCAATCTTGTCAGAGTCATAGGAGATCATAGAGTTCTCTTCGTTGATATCAGCAATGTCCTGGTCGACAGGGAGCCACTCGAACAGCTTACCGCTCTCTGCTTCATCTAGTACAGCCATGATCTCTTCGTCGTCATAACCATCCACCCCCAGGAGGTCCTGGAGGGCCAAGGGCGTGAGTTTAACCCGGTCGATGAGGTACCCATCATTGATGTCAACAGAACCCGGTGCAGGGTATATATAGAGGGGATGGCGTGATTCCCAGGTGGGGTATATTTCTTCTGTGACTTGTTTGGTGAGCCTACCCTCTCCACCGGTAACCACCTTCATGATTCTTCGTTTCTTATTGATGGGGCCTTTTAGGAACCCGGTGTGGGCAATGCAGTTGGGGATCATCTTGCGCAATGCTGCGTAGTATCCACCCTCGGTTAGTTTATCGTCTACCGATTGCTCGGTATCCTTGGCTCTCTCTTTGGCTGAACGGAGGATCTCTTCCTTAACAGCCTTCTCGATATCAGGCATAGCGCTGGCTATCTCGCTCTGGATGTACTGCTCGTTGGGCGTCTGCCCCGTGAGTTGCGCTGCTTGGGACAAACTCTCCATTAGTGTTTGGAAGATAGCGGTTACTATTTGTTCTCTTACTTCGGGTGGTAACTCTGGAACGGGGGTTGGCTCTATTCCCCAAGATCGTTGCCCTGGCTGGAAGAGTATGTCCTGAACCCAGTAACTAGCATTCTTCTGTTTGGCATCGGTGATCATCATGAAGACTTCAGATCCACCGATCTTCTTTATCTGGGCAAGTTTATCGGGGTTATACTGGCCATCTATTTGGCGCATGTTCTCAAGGATGCGGATCTCTGCTCCCTGTTCCTTGAACCGCTTAGCCTTCTCCCAGCAATTCCAGATGTAGTCAGAGATCATGGAGTTGTGAAACGCTACGGTGGCGGCATCATCAATGATACCATCCAATGTGGCCTGCTCTCCTTCCATCCTGTCTATTTCAGAGTTAGGGATAACTTGCATTTCGTCTCCTATGTCCAGGCTGACATCTGTGGTCTAGCAGCAGCGTATTTGCTTGCGTAACGAAGTTGTGATGGAGTGCGGGTCTTCTCGATATTGGCAGCTCGATCTACGACCATGACGCCATATTGAAGCGCATCATGAACATGCGAAAAGCTATTCTTTACTGGTACCTCCGAGAACTTCTCGTTCATGCCTTGATACTTCTTTAATTTGTATTCTCCAATAAACCCCTTGCGGAGCATTGCGCAGTTGGGGGATAACTGGAAAGCTGGCTTCCCCTCAACGTTCTTAGTGAGAAAGTTGTCTACAGCATTATATCTAGCAAGGAATGAGTTAGAGTGGGCGGGGGTAGCGGGAAACCCCATGAGGCGTAACTCGTCAAAACAAGAACGCTCATCAGTGTCTTGTCTGCGTACACCAGCCGGGTCGCCGGTTACAATGATCTCGTAACCTCTTAGGTTGGCGAATATATATGGTTTGATTACGTCGGTGAAGAATCTGCGGATGCCCATGTCCTCGGAGGTGAACTCGTTAAACACATTGAATTGACCCTTGGGCATATACTGAGAAAAAACAGCAGCGGGAGATAATCCGAAGTCTAATGAAATGATTACAGGAACTCCCTTTGTGGGAAGGAGGATTTCTTCTGAGCAGTGCATGGTATCGGAGTAGTTACTGAATACTGGCTTGCCATCACGAATATACCCATAGTCGCCATCAATATATACCTTGATGAACTCGGGGTCCTTTCCGATAGCCATGTTGGTGTAATAATCGTCGGCTAGATACTTGCGATTCTCTGCTTCTTTAGAACGACCAGGTGGTTGTTTGAACAGAACGTACTTGGATTGCAATATGGGGTCTTTGGGAACCTGTTCCTCGAATAACCGATACAACCAAGAGTCGGTATCAGGTGGGTTGGTGTCTGCGATGATCCCAGACCACGTAGCTCCGCCATCCATAACAGAAGGATACCTGTTTACCCTCCCCTCCATGTTGTCTACAATAATTTTGGGAGTTTCTTTTACTTCATTAAACCAAGCACCGGTGAGTTCTAAGGACAATAGGTTTCTTACGTGTTCCGGTCTGTCTAGGGCTCTAAATATGATTTCTATTTCAACCTTAGTTCCGTCATCTAATACAATCTTGTCAATTGTATATATATAGTTAGTGACACTAAAGGTACCGAAATATTCCGGCGGCAACCATTGAAAAAAGGTTTCCATGGTAGTGTCCAAGAGCATACGATATGAGCTACGTATTACAGCCCATCTGGTTTTGCGAGTTTTTGTTTGATCTGGAGCTTGGTTTACGCCAACATCTATTATCTCAGCTACACAGCCGCTTGACTTTCCGCTATTTCCGGTAATAAATATCCGTCCATTACGACGAGCAACAAAAAATCCAGTACTGGTTGTAAAGCAATACTTAAAACCATCCAAAGACGGAACCCTTTCTATTTTAGGAGCTTGACGCATAGACAATAGCGTTGCTCCCGTGCCAGCATACAAACGGTAACCATCTTTCCATTTTTCATTATCATGTTCTATTAATGATATTGTTGATCTGACGCCTACAGTTGCAAGCGCATACTGGATGAAGTCGGCGTTCTCTTTTATAACCGAAGCGTATACTCGTCCTCCATAACAGTCCTCATGGCCGTCCCAATAGGTGAATTCGTCAGCTATAATTGCCAACTGTTCTTCGGTAGCATCAATGTATTTCCATAAAAGCTTGTTCTGTTCTGGAGCCTTAAACACAAACGTTGTTTCTGTTGGCCTGGCGGCATAATTACGCTCCTTCCAGTCAATGTTGCACTCAGAAAGAAGCCACCTCATTCTGTCTTTCTTCCTCTGCTTCCTCACACACACCATGCATGGAGGGGGGTCTTGATTTTTTGGGAAATGACCATCGGCAGAAATAGCAACCATGAGTCGCAATTCAAAATCATCAAGATCAACGCCACTTGTTTGTGGTGCCCTAAAGGTAGTTGGTATTCTTCCCGACCATCCATCTTTTAACTTATTATGTGATGTTGCAAGATCTAAAGCAGAAATCGTTCTCCACTCTTCCGGCTTAAACCTGGTGTTAAAAAGCACAGTATGTTCGTCGCTAAGCAACTGGTCTATGCCGTATAAATTTTTTAAATGGAGAAATGAATCGCAGGGGAGTTTTATGTACTCGTTTGGTTTTCTAAATTCCATACCAGACGTTTCTGGATTAAATTCAGCGATTAAATCTGTTCCATTGTATTCATTAAAATACTTCCAACCTGATTGAGTTAAGTACTCAGTATCCGAAGACAAACATCCATATGGTCCCATTATGCACCTAAAGAAGCGTTTATCCTCATTAAACGCACGGATAGTGGGTGCATCGTCATAATCATAAACCCTAAGAAACTGATCTGCCATCAATGGTCCTTATTTCTTGATTATAAATACTGCTTGTCCGATTTGGGTGCCGCCACCCTTGCCGCTGTCTGTTTTGCCTGGGTTGATATTGAGGATGTCGTTGCGTAGTGTGATTAGGGTTCTTAGATCTGCTGCTGTGGTTGCCCTGATGTTAGATGTGAGGATGTTGCCTTCGTCATCCAGAGTTACTGCGTCTTGGAGGATCTTGTCTATAATCTTAACGGAAAACTTCTTATTGGCGATATAGCTTTCTATGGGTTCGATTGATCTGGATAGGGAGTCATCCTGAGCCCACTCGATTACTCGCTTAGTCCAGTTGTGTTTAGATGCCCATTGGCTGATTACATTTGGATTGCGTCCGATCTTACGAGCAACAGCAGCCAGGGATCTTCCGTCACCCAGCGCCATATACTCATCGAAGGCTCGTCTCTGGTCATCTGTCTCGGCAACCTGACCGGTGGACTGTATTGCTTTCTTTACCTGAGAATTCTCCCACCATGTCTTCTTGCGTTTGGCAGGAACGGGGAGATTATCTACAACCTCGGGAATAAGCGCTATTTCCTCAGCAGCGCCTGACACAGCCTTCTCGTAGATAGCCGCCGTATCCATCCCTTTCGGGCGACCCTTTGGTTTGTCTGGAGCTCCTGGTTTTTTACGTGGCATAGTGCACTCTCCGAATGCACGCTAAACGATATTACTATAGATGTCAATAGATAAAAATGGAACACGGTGTTCAGGTTTGGTTTTCTATGCCACCCGGCTTATTTGTTAAAAAGAGACTCAAGGGCCGACTATAAGGGCGTTGCAGAGGCTAGCTACAACCTTGGCCCATGTTGCAGAGCATTATCCCCGCATCCCTGTCTTGCCTCTCACTTCAAAACACAGCGCCTAAGGTAATTTGGTTTGTGCGATGTGGTCAACCACAATGACCACACTGAACCTTTCCTGGGCGAACAACTTCCATTTTGTTTTTGTTACACATCGAGCATTTTATAGGCCAAAAATTACCAAACCCATCTGTTATTTGTTTCCCCTTTTTTATGTTTTCTGCTGCCCATAGCGGTTGTAGGTTAGTAAAGTGAAAACATTGTTTTTGCTCTTCTGCGTTAAGTAAATCAAAAGATGCGCACGGTCTTTTATGGTCAATATGCCATTCACCATGGTTAGTCCATGACATTCCCACCTGGAACAGGCCTTCCATGTATTTTTTAAATTCATCAATAGAGCAACCGAGTAACGAGAACGTTGGGAGTGTTTTGTACTCTTGTTTTACAAAAGAACGGATTCTTCTTCTCAGCGAAGAGGCTATTTTGCTATTTATGGACATTTTTGCATAATCTCTTTTTCCTTTTTCTCTTCTTTTGTCTGGACGGGAAGCGTAATATACAGAAACACGCTGCCTTTCGCTGTCTCTATGCTCGGCGTAAAGCTCCTTGCAACGTAACCGTATTTGGTCTTGATTAGCGCAATAATAATCTCTTTGATAAGCATTGATCTTGTCAGCGTGTTTCTCTCTATACTTTCTTTGTCGTTCTGCGTGAGTCATTCAATCCTTTAATTCACTACGTCTTAGTGACGACTGCCCTCAATGCACCGTGCAATAACTAATTAAAAACAACCCCTACTCGTATCACACTAGTCGCTGGACGTTGCATCCGCTGTTGCAGTTATCATACTACATGGTACAAGTAGGGGCGTTTATTATACGGTGTTCTCTCGATGTTCTTCTGGTTCAATAAACGAGAAGAACTTGCGTGGCCTACCGGTTTCATCAGCAACATAAAGTTCTGTTGTACCGTGATTAGCATATATCATGCGATCAGAAGGTATGCCTTTTAACGCCTTTTGTAGATCTTTAATTACTTTCATATACCAAGATCTTTCCTTTGGGTAACGGTTTACGATAGCCAGAGACATAGTAGGTGCTTCGATCGGGCAACTCATGTCTGCCGCCTTCCTTCTCCACCACATAACTAATAATGGTGCCAACGATCCCCTTACAGTGCACCCTACAATCTCTTGTGATAATTGCTGAGAGTTCATCGCGCAACCTGCGTCCTACGTAATACACTTGTTCGCTAAAGTTATTGAATCTCTTTTTAGCTAGATCTACTTCAATTGTTGCTATGATCATGCTTCCCCCTTTCGTGCGGGTATCTTAAGCATACTTTTCACTTAAATGCAAGGACTTTCTGAAAATAAAATGATGGTAGACCGATCTATTGGAAAGTAAATGCTTTTTCAGAAATATCTATTAAATCAAAAGTAAGGCTTGACAGGAATGAAAAAAAAGAGTAGTGGGCC